GCTCGCCGCGGTAGTGCAGCTTCCATTCCGTCGCGCTGACGCTGTTCCAATGGGCTTTGCAACCGTTGGTCCCTTCAACCCATTTCGTGCAGTCGGGGCGGACCTTGAAGGTGTCGCCGACCAGAATGGGGAACATGGTCTCGAAGGTCAGCGTCATCGCGCCGCCCGCCGTCTGCGAATCGACCTCGTAGGTGCGGCCGGCGTTCTTGCCGGTCAGCCAGACCAGAATGCCGGGGACGTAGGTGTTTGCCGCGGCGCCGAGCGCGCTGGCCGTGAACGAACTGTTCGGCTCTGCGCCTGCGGTGGTGACGGCCTTCGAGCCGGTGAACTCGGCGGATGCATCCTTGCCGCACGGGAAGCGCTGCTCGAAGACGCCGCCGCCCGTGCCGATTGGCTGGCTTCCGTAGACCGCGCGGCAGGTGATCGAATCCTTTTCGACGATCGACTGCTTGAGCAGTTTGCTGAGCGCGGTGAATTCGGTCCAGAAGCTAAGACCGTTCTCCACGCGCATCTGCCCCGTCGTGCCGTAGCCGAGCACCACATGCCCCATCGACAGGTCTTCATAGTTGACCTGATAGATCGTCGCTTCGGCATAGTCGTAGACGCCCGCCACGATGTCGGCCTCGCTGATCGGAAGGTCAAACTCGGGGATCAGGCTTTGAACCTCCGTGTTATCGACCGTCATGTCCAGCGATGCCACCAGAGCAGCCGGAACCATGCCGATCTTCGACAGGTACGTGACCGAGCCGGCGCCGTCGTTGTAGGTCACATCTCGGTCGAGCAGCGTGATACCGATGGCCGAGTAGCCTGGCGTGACGGGCTTGATCAGCAGCAGTTGCGTGACGGTCGTCGACCCGGTGTTCAGGTGCGTCTGAAGGGCGGAAGGGACGGTGCGGGTCATGCCGTGATCGCCTCGACAAGATCGATCGTCACCGAGCCCGTGACAGGGTCAGGGCGGGTGAATGGGTAGAAGTCGGCACCGAAGCGGACGCGGACATCAAAGTCGAAGTTCGCCTTGATGACCTGGCCCGAAGGCCAAGTACCCGAAGGCGTGACCAAACCCGTAAGGTCGTCGACGGTCACTGTGAGCGGCGAGCCGTTGGCGGTGATTCGGACGGTCGTGGCGATCGGAAGGAGGATGTTCCGCACGAACGATGTCGGCCCGAAGGTGTACGTCTTCGTGAGCTGCCGTGGCGTGGCGGTGCCGTCGCCGTTCGCCATGGCCTGATCGATCGCGCGGAAGTCGTTCCAGTCCTTGAACCGGAAGCTGTCCTTCTTGCCGCGCGCCGCCCAGAAGGCGATCAAGATGTCGTTCTGCGCGACAGGATCAAGCAGTCCATAGTCCGCGGTGAATTTGTGGTGAGGCAAGGCCCACTCAGCATTCCGGCGCTCGGAGCCGTTCGCCATCGAGACGACGCGGGTACTCCACTCCGGTCCACCCGTGAAGCCCTGCTCGACGCGCCGGCTCAGCGCTGTATTGATGAAGGTCATTTCATCCTCCCAGCGCGGCGAAGCGAGAGCGAAACATCGTTAGAAATTTGCGTGCCGGTGCGCTGGTCGACCTGGCCGGGTTGGAAGTTCAAGTTGATGACGTTCCCGCCACCACCACCGCCGCCGCGCAGCACGTTGTTCGGGATGATGGTCCCGGCCTGGCGCGGGATGAAAAGCTCAGGCCCGCGCTCGCCGACCATCGACACGCGGCCGACCGGGGGATCGCCGCCATTGGCGAATCCGAGCATCGTTCCCCATCCGCCTTGAAGGTTGATCAGGTTGTCCAGCGCATCGCCCGGCATGGCGTTCGCTGCCGCCGTGGCTGCGCTGTTGGACGAGCCGCCACCGAACAGGCCGCCGAGCATCCCGAGAATCCCGCCCCCACCGCTGCTGCTGTCGTTCGCGGCACTGCCGAAGGAGCCGCCGACCGCCTGCACGTAGAGCGGGTTCCCCATCGTGGAGCCCCGCGCGGTCGCGGCGGAACCCGCCTTGCCGCCGCCACCCAGGCCAAGCATCCCGAGCCAGTTTTCTCCGGTCTCCTTGTTGCTGGTCAGGCCGCCAAAGAGCTTCGAGAAGATCGAATCCTTGTCGGACACCGCGCCCTGCAGCCATTCTGCGATCGGCTTCGTGATCTGCTGCTCGACGATGCCCTTCGTGATCTGCTTGGCGATGTTCTCGCCCAGTTGCTTGAAGGAGGCGCCCTTGTCGCCGAAGATGGCCTCGGTCACCGAATCCGTGAAGCCGGTCAGCGAATTGGTGAGCAGCGAGCGAGCGCGGCCGGCGGCATCGTTCACATAGTCGACGTAGTCAGCAAGGGCAGACTTGGCGCCCGTGCTCCAGTCCTCGCGCGCCGCCTTCTCATCCGCAAAAAACTGCTTCTGCGCATCGAGCGCGGCATTCAGCCCTTCCTTGATCTTCGCGGCCTCTTCCTTGTACTTGTCCGAGCCCAGCAGATGCTCGGGCGTGTTCTTGACAAGGTCGAGCTGCATCTTGTTGTATTCGCGGAAGATGCTCCGCTGCGCCTCGACTTCCTGGCGGGCGCGCGCTCCGAGGCCGATAGTCGCCCGAACACGGTCGTACTGATCGCCCTGCGAATCGAGGCTGGAGGTGATGGCCTCCGTCCGTTGGCGCGAGCGCTCCGCGAACTGCTTATCGAGTTGCGCCAGGCGCTCTGTTTCCTTGGCCGCCTCTTTCTTTAGCTCAAGTTCTTTCTCGACCGCGACGTTCTTGTCGAGTTGGGCTTTGATCGCATCCTGCGAAGCGAGCAGGCTTTTCTGATCGGCGGTGAGTGTGCCCTTGGTCTTCAGGTCGGAGACGAGTTGGACGAACTTCGCGCGCTCCTTCTCCGAGGCCGTCAGTTTGACATCGGTGGCGAGTTGCTCGTTGAGGGATGCTTCCTGCTGCCGCAGGTTTTCGAGCATCTTGGTCGCGGCATCGTCCTGGTAGGCCTTGGGCGCCGGGCCGGCCTGCCGCTTCTTGGCTGCCTCGATCGCTTCATCGACGCCAGCAATCTGGCCCTTCAGCTTCTCTATGACAGCCGGGTCAACCGACTTCCTCATCGCGGCCGTGAGCGTGTTCCGCGTGGTGGTCAGTTCCTTGATCTTTTCAGACTGACCCTGATAGGCCTTGCCCAGTTCAAGCGCCCGCTTGACCTCGTCTTGATCGGCGGTCGCTGCTGCCCTTGCGACGGCGTTGTCGACCGCACGAGCCTGCGCTTGGGTCGCCCCAGCCCCTTGCTCGCCTCCGCCGCTGCCGAAAAGGGGCTTGATGCCCAGTTGGTTGCGCAGGAAGGCGCCGGCACCGTTGGCGACAGCGCCGAGGCCTGCGCCGCCAGGCAAGAGACCGGTTGCGATGTTCCCGAGGCCGCCGAGCTTCCCAGCGTTGCTCACGAGATATGTGACGAGTCCGACCGTCTGGACGAGCAGGGCGTTAACCGTCCTGATGCCGTCAGACTTCGAGAGTTCGCCATTGGCCTTTTCCCAGGCGTTCCCGAGGTCGTTCGTCGCCTTCTGAAGCGGGGTCAGCGCATCCGTCGCCAAGCCCTTGACGGACTGTTGCAGGGCGTCGTACAGGACACGCTGCGCGCCGACCAAGTCGTTCTGCTTGGTGAGGTTTTCGATCTGCAGGAGTTGCGTGCTGCTCAGCGTTCCGAGCGCATCATCCAGCGTCTTGGCGCCCTTGATCGGGTCTTCGAATGCCTTCGCAAGCGTCTTCGCCGCGGTCGGCAAGTCGGTCCCGGTGGCCCTGGCGTAGTCCGCAGTCGATGCGGCAAGGTCTTTGAATAGCGCCCCGCCGATGTTGTGGATCTTGGTGAACTCGTTGACGATCGCCGTCGCGGAGTCACGGGTAACGCCGGGCGCCCGGGCCAGTTGCTCTATGAACTTCTTCAGATCGCCCGAGGAAATCAGCCCCGCGCGGCCCGTGGCCGTCAGTTGGATCTCTAGGGTGTTCAGGCTCTGCTGCAGCTTCTCGGCATGCGTCACCGCAAGGGCAAGCCCGCCGAATGCAGCGACCATGCCGCCGATCGCAACCGTGGTCGGGGTGATCAGGCTCGCAAGCGCCTTCGCTGCATTGCCGATGCCGCCGAACGAGTCCTTGATTTGGCCGCCCTGCTGGAGCAGGATCAGGAACGGGCTCTGACCGCCAGCGAGCTGCGTTGCGATGTCGGTGAACTGCGCAGGTAGCGTGCGGAAGGCGTTCGCCGTCTGGCCCGCGGAGACGCCGAGGGTCTTCTGCTGGGCCTCCAGGGCCTTCAGTTGGGTGATGTAGGGCTGGAACTTGGCGCCGTCCAGGCCCTGAAGCTCGATCTTCGCCTCGATCTTTTCGGATGCCGTCTTGCCGAGCGTCTTCAGGTCGAACGTGGACCGAAGGATCGATGCACGCAGGCGGCCTTCTTCGCGCGTGAACGCATCGGCCGTCGTCTTCGCGCCGTCGCCTACGCCGTCAAGACCCTTGGACGCCTCTTGGCCGGACTTCGACACGACTTGCGCCATGTGCTTCGAAGAGTCCTCGATCTCCTTGAAGCCGGCCTTCGCCCCGGTCGCGTCTACGACCGGCGCTACGACGAGCTTGCGGCTATCAGTGGTCATTGATGGTCCAGAATTGAGAAAGGCCCCGGAGGGCCTATTCGTTGTCGCGGTTCATTTCGTCGAGCGCCGCGCGCTCCATGTGCTTGATCAGGCCGAAGGTCTCCTCGTACTCGTGATCGCTCAGGCGCATCCTGTCCATCCGCGCAAACAGGACGCCGTAGTCAAGGGCGTAGGCCGTGCCGTTCATGCCGGCGCGCCGCCACTGGCCTCTGATGTCCAGAAACAGGCCCCAGGTTCGCCAGTTCTCAGGCCACAACTCGGCATCCTTGGATGCGTAGTGGTTGGTGATCGCGAAACCGAAGGCGTTTGGCTGGTCCTTCGGGTCGTCCGATTCAGGTCTCTCGATAGCGGCCGGCGCGTACCACGCCACGACGGCCGAAATTAGTTTCCCAGACGGCCTTCGACGATTGCGGTGCGGTAGCCGTCGAAGATCGCGCTCGCGGCCCCAGGGAGTTCGTCGCACAACTGCTGCGCGTTGGCCTGGCTGAATTCCTCGTCGAGATTCCAGCCGTCGAGGATCTTCATCAGGAACTCGCCGTTCTTGTCGCGCGTGCGCTCGAAGACGGACTTGAGCGAGAAGTCAGCGGCCGACGTGTCCGCCTTGATACCGGCTTCGGCACTCAGGCTGTCGATCAATTCGCCGTAGGCCGTGACGGTGCGGTACTTGAACACGCACTCGACCGTTCCCTCGGTGCCGTCCAGCATCGGGACGCGGACGAGCTTCTTGAAATTCTTGGGCGCTTTGCCCAGGCTGATGGTTGCCATGATCGTTCTTTCTTGTGGGGGAAAAAGGCCCGGGCTCGGGAGCTACCCGCGGGCGTGAAAGGCCCCGCCGAAGCGGGGCCGGCAACTACGCTCAGTAGCTGATGGTTCGGCCGAGGAAGGTGAACGACGCCGCCACCGAGTTCGCTTGACCCTTGTTGAGCCGCGGCACTTCGGAGACGTTCATGTACCCGTAGCCGTAGGAGGCGCCGCCACCCGACAGCAGGAGCTTGAATGCCACCTTCGTCAGCGAGCGAGAGATGTCGACCATCGTCTGGAAGTTGGCGTTCGACGGGTCGTGACCGAGCGTCAGGTTGGTGGTCGTGGCGTTGAAGCCGACCGGAACGTTGATGTCGTTGCGGCGCGCGAGCGGCGAGATGGTCGTGAACTTCGGATCACCGCCCGTGGTGTCGATCGTCAGCACCTGCGGGATCGAGACCCAGTTGCTGATCAGCATCGCCGTCGCCGGAACGCCCGCGCCAGCGACGTAGAAGCCGGTGTTGGTGGTGTTCAGGCCGGTAACCTGGAAGCTGTTGGCGTCGATGGCACCCGTGCGGAACACGGTGTCAGTCGCGTCTTCCCAGCCCGAGGAGAGCAGGATTTCCGAGGCGCCCGCGTAGCCGTGCGCAGTCGAAGTCGCGACGGTCGGGTTGGCGTTGGTGAGCGCCGTGATGGTCTTCGCGGCGGCGAAGGTTTGCGAGAAGAGGAGCTGTGCGCCCTCGGGGAAAGCGTATGCCATGGTGGGCCTTTCGGGAATGAAAAAGCCGCCTCAAAGGGCGGCGGTTGAACAGCCCGAAACGGGCGTAAAAAAGGCCCCGCGGATTGCTCCGAAGGGCCTTGCTAGTGAGGTCTGGTCAGTACCAGTACCGGAATTCCTGCTGCGACGAATAGACCAGCATGTCGTAGTCGTAGTCGTTGAACTTGGCGGCCTCTGGGCGCGCCACGAGCGCGGTGCGCAGGGAGTCCTCGATCTGGTCCATCAAGGCGACCGCTTCGGCGCGCGTGTTCGACCAGACGTTGATCTGCATCACGGCGTTCCGCTTGCCTGGCGCCGAGTTGTCGAGCGGGTTGAGGACGTCGCCCCCGATCTGCTGGAACGTCACGTAAGGCCGCACGGTGCTGGTCGGCGCGATGTCGGGATAGGCGCGTGGGCAGATGACCTTCAGCGCGTTGAACAGGGTGGCTTCCATCGTCATGCGGCACCCCCGATGCGGCGCAGCAGTTCGGCTTCAGCCGCCGCGTAAGCCGCGGGAAACTTGTCGATGGATCGGCGAACGAACGCTTTCGCCGGAACTTGAATGGGCGTCGGGAGCGTCACCCAGTAGGCGTCCTTGGTCGCCTGCGAGGCGTGGCGGCCGGGCTTCGGCTTGCCGACCATCCCGGGGCGCACGCGCGGGCCGCGGAACTGGCCGGCGTCGTCGATGACCATCTCGTAGCGCTGCAGGTAGCCGTTCTCGACCAGCCACGCATGCGGGGCCTTGCTGGCGTTCCAACTGATGTGATAGGTCGCCAGTCCGGGCTTGCTGTTCTCCGGGCTGAACTTCTGGTAGATGCTCCGGTCCAGCCGGCCGGTCTTCCTGCCGAGCGACTGGACATTCTTCTTCACGTCGTCATAGAGAACCTGTGCCGCGGCTTGGGCGGCGGGCCGCACTGCCTCGTTGATGGCGCCTTCCATCTTGGCGAAGACGGCATCTAGGCCCGACGTGTCCACCTTCATGACGAAGCTGTTGCGGCCGTTTGCCATTACGCGACCACCTCACACACGATGTTGATGCGGTCCCGGTGCTGCATGTCAGGAAGCACGGCGTCGACCCGGTACACGACCCCCTGCGCATCCACCATGCGCATAGCCGATGTCACGCCGGCCCGCTTGCGGATCTGGATGCTGACCTTGGCGATGCTGGCCGGCGCATCGGAGCGAATCGCCTCGGCGCCCGACAGGTAGCGGATGTTCGCCCAGAGCTTTGCGACCTCGGGCCATCCGGGGATGGGCTGGCCGATCGCGTCCTGCACCTCGCCAGGCTGCTGGAGCGAAACGCGATCCTTGATGCTTCCGGCCCTCATAGCAGCCATGTCCGGTAGCGGTCGAGCAGGTAGTCCGTGTGCGCGTTCCGCTCAAGTGGCTTGTCGTATGTCCACGACTCGCGGTTCTCGTACAGCGCGCCGACGCGCAGCTTGATCCAGGTCTTGATCGGCTCGG